ATGGTCTACGTTCCATAGTACCATCAAGCATACGATGAACTGTTGATAGCATTTGAGCTGATTCGACAATCATTTTAACAACATGTTTGTCACATTGCTCTTGTGCTGCTAGCACTGGGTCATTGTTGAGTATAAAAATGTTCATAATATATATTATACCACAATACGTGGTAAATGTAAAGGATTATTTTACTAATAATCCAGGGAAGGTATCATTTACTAATCTTTTAGTTATACCTTTTGATTTCATTTTTTTATCCTTAGCAGCTATAAGTAATTCAGCTTCTTCTGGATTAAGTGACTCTAATAGATTTAAAAACAATCCTTCTCTTTTAAGAGGTTTCATTCCACTAGATACTGGTCCTTTAAAGAAATACTTAAATTGTGTATATGCTTTATTTAATATTGTATACTCATAACCTTTAGGTGCATCATCTTGTTTATAAGACGGAGCTCCTAATGGTAATACTGATACTATACTATCATCATACTGAATTCTCAATATGTCTGTAAGACCTGGTGATTTATTTAATCGTAAGAACTTTATACGCTCTTCACGAATTACGATTTTGCCTGCTTCTGCTAGGACTTCTGATACTAATTTTCTAGCCATTGTAAAATTCCTCGACGACCTCAATCAAATGATTGCATCTTTTTTTAATTAAATAGTTTAACACTCTCATGTTAGGCGTTTTTGTTTGCCCGTTAAAAGTATTTATAATACTTTCTTGTATGTCTTCTGGTATATCAGTTAAATCAATAAGTTTTTTATTACGTTGATAGTTACGATATATCTCATCATCCATGTGTTCTCTTAGATTATCAGCATTTTCTAACCAATTATCTATCTTTGTTTGTCTTAAAGGAGTTTGGCTTTTTTCTGATATAAATGTATCATCAGCTGAAAGAACGTTTGGTATACCATCACCACTATCTCCTCTCATTACATGATTAAACAAATAGGTTCTTGGATTTTTATCAGTGACAAATTTCTTTTGTATAGGACTGAATTGTTTTACATTATTAAACTTTTGTAGTTGTATAAAGTCTTTATCTGATGATATAATCATTACTGGTTCTGCTTGGCCAAACTCTTGTGTTTGCATTGTAAGTGTACCAATAACATCATCAGCTTCTACGCCTTCTAAGTGTACAACTTTGTATGGCATATATTGGTTTATTTCGTCTCTTACAGTATGTAGAATCCTAAAGATTTCTGACCAATCTTGGCCTGAACTATCTCTGTTCTTTTTACGAGAAGCTTTATATTCTGGAAAGAATTCTTTTCTCCATGTATTCATTCCATCAGCACATATAACAAGTTGTCCATATTCTTCTCTATATCTTTTGTTATACATTCGAATACTGTTAAGTATCATATGCCTTATCATGCTTTCATCATTTAGTTTTTGCACTATTATATTGGATAGTGCGATTTGTGAATAATCAATTAGTATCATCTGGGTCCTCTTCCGGTGGGTCTAAATCAAAATCAGGAGTAAAGAGAATTTCTTGGTCACTACCTTCTGGTGTGAATACAAAATCAGCTAAATCATGATTTGCTTCTTCATTAATAAGAATCATTTCTTTTACTTTTATATAAGCATTATCAAGTGTTTGATGTAGACCGTGAGGTATACCATAATAACGATTAAACATTGCATTTAATAAATTTACTATAACAAACATATCTCGAGATTCTTGGACTGTTTCATCTCTGAAATTTAAATCCATTAACCCTTCAGTTACTTGACCAGTATTAATAAACTCTTCCATCACTTCCATAAGTATATGAGATGATTCTACACATTCATTACTTAATTCGTCTAGGATTTCTGATTCTTCTTTTTGCGTTAATTCTTCTTTCGTTGGAAATTGAATAACATTATCTTTATACTTTTTAGTCATATAGCTATATTATACCATACTTTTGAGCAAATGTAAAGGATTATTTTAAGTTTTTTACAGCGTTTCCACCAAGCTTTATTTGAATAATACCGTTATAGTAATCTTCAGTTAATAAAACTTCTCTCTCAAATTGTTCTTTAGCTTCCATATAAGCGCATTCGCCTTTAGTTTTACACAAGTGAATTATTTCTCTATAAAACATTTCTTCACCACATTGTTTTACATCTTCTTGTAAGTGTTTGTTAGAGCCATAATAATCTCTCCAGTCTGATTCGACCTTTAATCTTTTACGTCTTTTTCTTGTTTTAGTTATGCCAAGAGTTTTGGCTTTCCAAAAGAATTTTTTACCTATATACTTTCTGTTCGTTGCTCTATTAGTTATACAATAGACAAATCCATATATATCTGATGGCGTAAAATCTTTAGGCGGGTTATATTCTCTTCCTTTATATACCCACTTCATAGGGAAATACATCTATTCATTAAAGTCTAATTCGTCTGAATCATCTGTGGGTTCTCCACAATGAGGGCAAAAATTAATTTTAATTGGTTCATCTGGTTTAATTACTATTCTTGAATAGCAATATTCGCATTCTAGAATCATCCTTCTGTAAGCAGAGTTCTTCTGCCAGCAACATGCTCTTTTAATTCTACATAACCACCAATTGATTGACCATCAATTTTAATTTGTGGAAAGGTTCTTGCTTCTGGAAAGATTTCAAAGAGTTGTTCTCTTGTAAAATCTACGTTAAGTTGTTTATAGCTGTAATCTAATTTTTCTTGTTGGCATAATTGTTTTGCCATATCACAATAAGGACATTGTGTTTTTCCATATATTTCTATCATGTTTTTAATCCTAAATTTATTGCCCAAAATGCAAAGAGCATAAATCCAAATACAGAGACTTGAATTATTGATGCCCAAAATATCTGCCTCATTGGGTGTATTTCTGTTAATCTTTCTACAATGTCTTCACTTGGTGCAAGGTTAACTGCTTGTAGTACTTTTTCTTCAGTTGTTTTACTCATAGCGTTTCTATATATTTACCTAGCATTTCCATATCTGCACTTGATAACATTCCAGCCTGAGCCCACATTGTTGAACTCATAGGTCCAACCTCTCCTCTGTTTTTATATGTATTTAATCTATCAGTAATATAATCAGCTGATTGACCAGCAAGTTTTGGAAACACTGCCATACCTTCGCCTTGTTGACCGTGGCATGCTGCGCAACCTGACCATAAAGGTTTAATTGCACTAAATTCATCCATTGCTGCAAGAGCTTGTTTTGCTCTTAATATATCTACACTCGTTCCATTTATTCTTACATATTCCTCGTAACATTCTCCAGTACATGAATGACCACCGCCATATCCACTATACTCTAAATTTGGATATACTTTCATTGCAAAAAATAATCCTATTGCTAAACATCCTAATAATGTCATTCCTAATTCTCTCATAAGCTTAATCCTTTTAATGTTGAATCATCAACGTCTTGTTTTACTCCACCAGTTATATACGAAGTTATTTCTGTTTCCTGTGGAGCGACTTGTACGTTTCCTCCAGATATCCACTTTTCCGTCCAAGGAAGTGGATTCATCTGAGGAACTGTGTATGGACAAGGTAAACCAATTGCTCTCATTCGTTTACATCCTATCCATTCTACGTAATTTTCTAATATTGTTTCATTTAAACCAATCATGGAACCATCTTTAAATAAGTATCTTGCCCATGCTTTTTCTTGTTCAATAACATCTACAAATAATTTAATAGCTTGCTCTTCATTCTTTTTAGCTATCTTTTCGAAATCTTTATCTTCTTTTAATAGATTCTTAATCATAACAGTAGTTGCTGCAAGATGAGTATTTTCATCTCTTGCTATAAACTTAATAATCTTAGCATTGCCTTCCATCTTTTTAAGTTCAGCGAATGCCCAACTGCAGGCGAAGGAAACATAAAAGCGTATTCCTTCTAGAGCATTCGCTGAAAGCATTGCCATATATAATGATGTCTTATGTTGCATTTTATTAGTGGCTGAATTATTATCTGTTATTAAATCGTCATAATATCTTGCGATATCAGAAGCGCAATCCATAATTTCTTTTACATCAAGCATTGAATCAAATACTATCGATGGGTTTGCATAAACGTTCCTAATAATATGAGTATAAGAACGAGAATGTATAGTTTCAAAAAACGACCAGGTTTCGATCCAGTTCTCAGTTTCGGGTAACGAAGCAATAGGAAGGAAAGCAAGGTTCGGGGCCCTACCTTGTACAGAGTCCAGTAGTATTTGCCTTTTGAGATTAGATGTGAATATATGTCGTTCATGGTCGGTTAATTCTCCAAAGTCTTTTTTGTCTTTTGATACATCTACTTCTTCTGGTCTCCAAAAGAATCCTAGTTGTTTTTCTGTAATTTTATCTATTTGTGGATATTTAAGCTGGTCATAACGAGCAACATCAACTGGCTCGTCTAAGAACATGTTTTTTTCTAAATGAGATTTTTTATTTTTCTGTAGTATTGCCATTAGGATTCCATGATATTGTTGATTTTGTTTCTATTGCATCTTGCGCGCATTGTATATATTCCTTGTCTTCTTCTGAAAGTACTGACCAAAATTTACTTATTGTAAGTGTATGGTCATAAACTACTTGTGGTCTTTTAAAATGGTAATCTTCTTCCATCCAAGCTTGAAGAATATCCATTCTTGTGTTTATTTTATTTTTTAAATCTTGCATGAATCGCAGTCCTCATCATCTATTATTTCTGTTCCATCATACGTATGATGTTCATCTTCTTTCATTTCACCTGCGCCGTCATGAGTATTAAAGTAATATAGTTGTTTTAAACCATATTTGTATGCAGTGACAGTATCTTGTATCATCACTGACATTGGTATCTTATTATCCTCATAGTGTTCTGGATTATAAGAAGTATTAACAGAGATTCCTTGGTCTATATATTTTTGTAATATACCACATATAGCAAGGTAGCCTTCGGGAGATTTTTGTTCCCATAGCAAATCATACTTATTTTTAAGATGATGATAACCAGGCACAACTTGCGCCATAACTCCATCTTTACTCTGTTTATATGATACTAAAGCTCTTGGAGGTTCAATACCATTTGTACTATTACTTATTTGAGCGCTTGTTTCGGCTGGCATTAAAGCCATTAGAGTCGAGTTCCGGATGCCAGTTTCTCTGAGTTGCTTACGCAAATCTTCCCACGGTAAACGTTCTCTGTACTCTACAAGATTATCTATTGCACTCTTATAAGTATCGATTGGAAGTATTCCTAAAGAATATTTCGTATCTGTATTATATATCAATTTTTCTTTCTCAGCGGCAAGGTTTGCTGAACTTTTTATTAAATAATATGACCATGCTTCAGCATATTCATCAACAATCTTATATGCTGATTCGTCGTATTTAAGCCCTCTTTTTGCTAAGAAATAAGCTAGATTGATAATACCTATACCTAAAGGTCTTCTATTCATTGTACCTCTTTCAGCAGCTGGTATTGGATAACCTTGATAATCTAATAACTCATCAAGAGCTCTTACACTTAAGTCACAATATTTTTCAAATTCATGTGGCTCGTTTATAAGTCCCCAATTGATAGCTGATAATGTACATAAAGATATTTCTCCATCTTTATCATCAGGACCATTTAAAGGAGTTGTTGGTAAATCAATTTCACAACAAAGATTACTCATTCTGATTGGAGCTTTTTCTGCTATAAATGAACCGTGGTCATTAGCATGGTCTACATTCATAAGGTATATTCTACCAGTATCTTTTCTTTCTGTTAAGAACATTTGAAATACATCAAGTGCTGGTAAAGAATTTTTTCTTATACTGTGAGCTCTTTCGTATTTCTCATATAACTCTTGAAATTTGTCTTGGTCAACAAAGAATGATTCATATAAACCAGGTACATCATTTGGATCGAAGAAAGTTATATTACCGCCTTCAAGTAACCTTTGATACATAAGCTTATTAAATTGAAATGCATAATCCATGTGTCTTACACGATTTTCTTCTGTACCTTTGTTGTTTTTAAGTACTACTAGGTCTTCAAATTCATGATGCCATAAGGGCAGATATACAGTTGCAGCTCCTCCTCTTACACCTCCTTGAGAGCAGGATTTTACAGCTGATTGGAAATATTTTAAGAATGGAATTAAGCCT